GTGTATGGTTTTATGCGTGGGACTTACCCACAAAGTTTACAAACCCTAACGACACAGTTGTTTTTCCAGAGATGTACTCAACAACTCTACTAGCTAGAGCACGTTACTACATCTGGCAGTTTAAAGACAACCCACAAGCAGCCGCATTTGCCCTAGACGACTACAAGAAAGGCATGCGCTCAATGCGCTCAAACCTTATTGAGCCTACGCCCTTCTATATGTCTGACGACAGAGTGAGGTACACCTAGTATGTCGCAGTCCCAACCTTTTGGTTTCTCTTGTAAGGGTGGTTTAAACACCAACCTGAGCGAGATTGAGATGCTCCGACAGCCCGGAATTGCTACACAGTTGAGAAACTTTGAGGTTGACCCCGATGGAGGCTATCGTAGAGTTAGTGGCTTTACAGACTATGGCGGTGACGATGCAGCCCGTCCAAATTCTAGTAATGATATTTTAGGCATTAAGGTATATGCAGACGGCGTTATTGTTTGTAGCGGAACAAACATTTACTTTAGTAATGATGGTGAAACTTGGCTACAGATTAATAAGGCTAGTGTTGCAGGAAGCGGTGACAATCTAACAGCCTTAAACGGGCGTTCAGTTGCTGCAAGAACTGCACAGGGTCAAAGCTCTATAGCCTTGTTTGAAGGCAGTAAATCTATATACGGAGAAATAGTCATCTGTGACGGGGCTAACAAGCCTTTTTACTTTTACATGACCGGAGCGGGAGCACTCAGCACCCGTACATTTTTTGTAGCTGACATTACAGTAAGCAGCACTGACGCTCCTTCTATTGCTACTGTACACAATAACTTCTTAGTAGTTGCAGGTCAAACAAATGCCCCTAACACGGTACGTAATAGTCATCTCTTAGAAGTAGATAATTTTACAGGCTCTGGCGCTAATGAGGTTGTATTAGCCGACAGGGTTGTAGGACTTAAAAGCTTTCGTGGTGACTGTATTGTTTTCTGCCGCAACAGTATTTATAAGTTTGTTAATATGGAAGACAAGGCAAATGCTGCTATTGTCCCTATTACAAAAAACGTAGGTTGCGTAGACGGGAATAGCATCCAAGAAATTGGCGGTGACCTAGTGTTCCTAAGCCCTGATGGTGTTCGTACACTTGCGGGTACTTCACGCATCGGTGACGTTGAGCTGGCTTCTGTAAGTAGAAATATCCAGCGACTAATTAGTAGCATTGTTGATAACATTAACGTGCTTACAATTTCAAGCGTTGTACTGCGCTCTAAGTCTCAGTATCGCTTGTACTACAATAACCCCTCTGTAGCCGCCCCGTTTTCAAAAGGTATTATTGGTACTTTTACAGGCCAAGGTTTTGAGTGGTCAGAAACACTAGGCATTGAAGCTACCGCAGTAGATAGTGGGTTTCTAGCTAATGGTCTTGAAGCGCTCGTTCACGGCGACACAGACGGATATATTTATAACCACGACAAGGGCATTACCTTTCGTCACGGCGGCGCAGCAGCAAACATTGATGCTATATACGAAACACCCTATTTAGATTTTGGAGACATGGGAACACGGAAAACTTTGCAGTACGCAAAGATTTCAGTAACCCCCGACAGAGAATCAGGAGGGTTTTCAGACCCAACATTAAAAGTTCAGTACGACTTCCAAGATATTAATGTTCAACAGCCTCCTTTATATCAGCTACCTACCATACGAGCTGGCTCATCTTTTGGTGCTGCTTTTTTTAATGCGGCCTTCTTTGGCTCAACGGACAATCCGCTTATACGCCAGCCAATTGAAGGAAGCTGCTATACCAGTAATTTTAGGATTGCAAGTAACGACCAAGAAGCATCTTACACAATCAACGGCATTTACATAAACTACGTTCCCGCAGGCAGGAGATAATTAGATGGCAGGCACAAGCTATACAAGACAAAGTACAATTACAGACGGTAACTTGATTACTGCGGCTATTTTTAATAACGAGTATAATCAACTTTTAAATGCTTTTGCATATGCAACAAGCAGCACCACAGGCCACCAGCACGATGGCAGCGCTGGTCAAGGCGGCAACATTGCTAAGATTGGCGACCAAGACTTTAAAAACAAAGTTGTAATCAGCGCAACAAACAATCGTATTGAATTTTACTCTGAGGTAAGTAACTCGCCTGTTGAGCAGGTACGCATTCAAGACGGTTTAATTACACCTGTAACAGACAGCGATGTAGACCTCGGTACAACCTCTGTAAGATTTAAAAATGCCTTTGTTGATAGTGTAACTGTAACTAACAACATTGTTGTGGGTGGAACTGTAGACGGTCGTGATGTTGCAACTGACGGCACAAAGCTCGATGGCGTTGAAGCCAGTGCTACAGCAGACCAAACTAACGCAGAAATTCGTACAGCCGTTGAAGCCGCTAGTGACTCTAATGTATTCACGGATGCAGACCACAGTAAGCTTAATGCAATTGAAGCTAGTGCAACTGCTGACCAAACCGATGCACAGATTCGAGCAGCCGTTGAAGCCGCTACAGATTCAAATGTGTTTACGGATGCTGACCACACAAAGCTCAATGCAATTGAAGCTTCAGCAGACGTGACCGATACTGCCAACGTAACAGCCGCAGGCGCACTGATGGACAGCGAGGTTACTAACCTTGCACAAGTTAAAGCCTTTGCTTCTTCTGATTATGCTACGGCTGCTCAAGGTGTTTTAGCTGCTGCGGCACTCCCAAAGTCTGGCGGTGCTATGACTGGCGCTATCACAACTAACAGTACCTTTGACGGCGTGGACATCGCTACAAGAGATGGCGTTTTAAGCAGCACTACAACTACCGCTAATGCGGCATTGCCTAAAGCCGGTGGTGCTATGACAGGCGCTATTACAACTAACAGCACTTTTGACGGTCGTGATGTAGCTACTGATGGTACTAAGCTAGACGGTATTGAATCTTCTGCTACCGCTGACCAGACAGCCGCTGAAATTCGCACACTCGTTGAAGCAGCTAGTGACTCTAACGTGTTTACAGATGCTGACCACAGTAAATTAAACGCCCTTGAAGCTTCCGGAGACGTTACAGACACAGCTAACGTTACAGCCGCTGGCGCGTTGATGGACTCAGAGGTTACAAACCTTGCACAAGTAAAAGCCTTTGATTCTTCTGATTACGCCACAGCAGCGCAAGGAACTCTAGCAACTAATGCACTGCCTAAAGCCGGTGGTGCTATGACAGGAGCTATTACAACTAACAGTACCTTTGACGGTCGTGATGTAGCTACTGACGGTAATAAACTAGACGGTATTGAAGCTAGTGCGACCGCTGACCAAACAGCCGCTGAAATTCGTGCAGCAGTTGAAGCTGCTACCAACTCTAACGTGTTCACTGACGCTGACCACACTAAGTTAAATGCTATCGAAGCTAGTGCTGACGTAACAGACACAGCAAACGTAACAGCCGCTGGCGCGTTGATGGATTCAGAGCTTACTAGCATTGCAAGCGTTAAGGCTTTGAACCAAGGTGTTGCAACTACTAACAGCCCTACCTTTGCAGCAGTTACAGTCGCTGGCCGCATAAAAACTACTAATGGATTGTTCCAAGCTGACGAGGGGAGTCAACGTTTAAGACAGTATGAGGTATCCTCTGGCTCTGGTACTCAATCATTTTTACTAGGAAAAATCAAAAGCTCTAATAGTGCTGATGGAGGGGTTACAGGAATTGTAAAGGCCGCTTATGACTATGGAACCCAAGTAACAAATGTAAACATTCACTTTACTTTTGCACAAAGGTCAGGAGTTAATAGAGGGCATTGGTGGTACGAAAATACTGACGATGACCCTGGCGGTGATGTTGTATCGGTTAAACTCATCGATGACGGCTCAAACAATTATTATGTTTGGCTGCATGTCGGAGATTATGTCCAATGCTGTGTCGAAGCAACTTGGAGACAGGCTCCTAGCTCAGATATAACAGACTCAGGAAGTATAAGCGCAAGTACAATAACATCAGGTACAACCCTATTTGATACTGCAAATGACCCTACTTCAGAGCATCACATTGGCAAACTTTACGCACACAACGCAGTAGACGTTACTGGCACTGTAACTGCTAATGCATTAGACGTAAACGGCACAATTGAGTTTAATGGTTTGTCTGGCACCGGTGCTGTTACAGTCACTGACATTCTCGATGAAGATAACATGGCAAGCAACAGTGCTACTGCTCTTGCTACTCAACAGTCTATTAAGGCTTACGTTGACGCTAACGCTGGTGGTGGTGGTGATGTAACTCTTGCTGGTGACAACACCTTTACAGGCAATAATACTTTTAACGCAGAAATAACAGCTAACGGTGGCATAGCACTAGGCGACAATGACAAGGCTACGTTCGGTGCTAGTGATGACCTACAGATTTATCACACTGGTAGTGCAAGTATTATAGAAGACCAAGGAACTGGTGATTTAGTAATTAAAGGGACAGACTTATATTTAAGAAATTCTAGTAACGCAAATCGACTATATGCGGGAACAGATGTAAGGCTTTACCACGATGCAAACCAAAAACTAGCCACCACCTCCACAGGCATAGACGTTACGGGTAGTGTTGTTGCTGATGGTTTGACTGTAGAGGCTGCATCAAATGCGCTAATACGGGTATCGGACTCGACTAATGCTAATCAGCGGTTAGACCTAACACATAACGCTGGTATCGCTAGTGTTATTTCTGGAAACAACGGCGCTTACGGGGCAATAAAACTGCAAGCATATAACGGCACAGATACAATTGACCGTTTAAACATAGCCGCCAACGGAGATATCAATCTAGGTTACGAGGACACAGGCACAACGGCTAAGTTGTTCTGGGATGCTTCTGCTGAGCGTTTGGGTCTTGGTACTAGTAGCCCCCAACAAAACCTCGATGTATCAAGTGCAGGAACAACACGCATACAAGTTAAAAACACTAACTTAACGTCTTCTGGTCTTTAT